AGGTGAGATGTCCCAGGCCGAGCTTGACGAGGCAGGATGGGAACAGTTCCAGGGTAATAAGCCTTTAAAAAATGAAATGGATGAATTTTTGCAATGCGATAAAGATTTAATAGAGTTGCAAGATAAGGTAGAATATTTTAGAACAGTTATCTTTACCTTAGAGCAAATACTCCGCTCCATAAACTCAAGAACCTGGGATATAAAAACCGCCGTAGAATGGACAAAGTTTACTAACGGTATGATGTAATGGCCGATATAGCAATTAAAAAGAAAAATGAAGTCTATCTACAAGTACAATGTGAGCCAAGTATTGCACAGGAGCTTTCAGATCATTTTTCTTTTGATGTACCTGGTGCTAAGTTTCACCCGCTGTATAGAAATAAACTCTGGGATGGTAAGGTAAAACTTTTTTCTGTATTTACAAAAGAACTATATGTTGGACTTTTAAATTATCTAGAACATTTCTGTGAAGTAAATAACTATACAATAGATTATGAACAATACCATCAAAAATGTGATTCAGTTACCCCAGAGATTGTCAAACAGTTCGTCGACGAACTCAACCTATCACTTCCCAACGGCGAATCCATTAGAGATTATCAGCTCGATGCAGTCTACAAAGCAATTAGCGAAGGAAGAACTCTTCTACTGTCCCCTACTGGGTCAGGAAAGTCACTTATCATTTACTGCTTACTTCGTTGGAATGAAAAGTTCGGAAGAAAACAGCTTATCCTGGTACCAACTACCTCGCTCGTTGAGCAAATGTATTCTGACTTCCAATCATATTCATTAAACAATGGCTGGAAAGCCTCGTATAATTGTTCAAGAATATATTCCGGTCATGCCAAAGATAATTTACTTTCAATTGTAATATCTACTTGGCAATCAATTTATGAATTACCAAAAAAATTTTTTGAGCCGTTTCAATGTATATACGGGGATGAGGCGCATTTGTTTAAAGCTAAATCCCTTACAAGTATAATGCATAAAATGGTAACTGCCCCCTACAGAGTAGGTACCACAGGTACTTTAGATGGAACTAAAACGCATAAACTTGTACTTGAAGGATTGTTTGGACCGGTTTATAAAGTTACTACCACTAGGGAGCTGATGGATAAAGACCAGCTAGCAGAACTAAAAATAATTTGCATAGTACTTTCCTACCCTGATGATATTAAGAAAGCAAATAAAGAAAACAAATACCCTGAAGAAATGGACTTCCTAGTTCAACATGAGCCGAGAAATAAATTCATTCGTAACTTAGCATTAAAGCAAAAAGGTAATACGCTGGTGCTATTTCAGTTCGTGGAAAAACACGGCGCTGTTCTTTGGAAGATGATTAATGATAAGGATAGTGATCGCAAAGTATGGTTTGTGTACGGGGGTACCGATACCGAACAAAGAGAGAGTATAAGAAAAATTACAGAAAATGAAAACGATGCTATTATCGTAGCTTCTTATGGCACGTTTTCAACAGGAATAAATATTAAGAACCTACATAATATTATTTTTGCCTCTCCTACTAAGTCTCGTATTAGAAACTTACAGTCCATTGGAAGGGGTTTAAGAAAAGGTGATCAGAAAGTAAGTTGTAATTTATACGATATTGGCGATGATTTGACCTGGAAATCGAGAAAAAACTTTACATTATTACATATGATTGAGAGGGTAAAGATTTATAACGATGAAAAGTTCGAATACAAACTTGTAAAGGTACCGCTGGATGCAGTGTAAATATTTAAAGCTTACTAGTGGAGAAAGTATTATAGCTTTAACTAATGAACTCCCGGAAGGGAATACTAAAAATTTTTTAGAGGTGATTGATCCAGTGTTAATTAACTCTGTGGCCGTTCCTCTTAATAATATGATTGTAGAAACCTATATAATGCAGCCCTGGATAAAAATGGCTAAAACAAATATAGTTAAAATCTATATTAATAATATAGTAGCTACAATGGATGTTAGTGAAAAGGCAGAATCGCAATATAAAAATTACATTGTAGAGTATAATAAACAAACGGAGGAAATTAATAAAAAGGATCTGCCTCCAGATGATGAAATTTTAAATTTATATTTAAACGGGGAGGAAGAAGAGTCGGAAGACGACGAAGAAGAATATAATGAATACAGAACAAGAAGAACAACAAGAACAGTCCACTGATAAGAAAAACGCCCATTACGTAGATAACAAAAAATTTTTAGCGGCGTTGATTGAGTATCGTAAACAGATTGACTATGCTAAAGAAAACAATCTTCCCAAGCCTTTGGTAAGTAATTATATTGGTGAATGTTTTTTAAAGATAGCTACCCATTTATCTTATAAAGCTAATTTTATTAATTACACTTTTAAAGATGATATGATTTCTGATGGAATAGAAAATTGTCTAACAGCTGTTGACAAGTTTGATCCTACTAAATCAGCTAATCCATTTGCATACTATACTCAGATTATTTTCTATGCCTTCGTTCGAAGAATTCAAAAAGAAAAAAAACAGCAAGTTACAAAATATAAAATTTTAGAAAATGTTGACCTTGAGCAGTTACTTGCACACACTGATGGTAATGAAGAGATAGCTAATCAGATTGTAGAATTAGTTCGCAAACAAGCTGATTCTATTAACCCAGAAAAAAGAACAATGCCTGTAAAAAAAGGCAGAAAAAAAATTAAAGAAGTACCAAAACTACTTGAAGATTTAGAATAAATATCTTATAATATTATGTACTTGTGACTGGTGCCCTTCCACCAGCTAACAAAACTAGGAGTTCTAATGTCAAAAATTAAAGTATCAGAATTGTTTTACTCTATTCAGGGCGAGGGCCGCTACATGGGTGTCCCTAGCGTTTTTCTCAGAACCTTTGGCTGTAACTTTACCTGCGATGGGTTTGGTCTACCTAAAGGGGAACAATCAAAGGAGAGAGATTATGTCGCGGATGAAATTTCTAAATATAAGTCCTACAAGGATCTTCCTCTTGTATCTACTGGGTGCGATTCTTACGCTTCTTGGGATCCTCGTTTCAAGCATCTTAGCCCTGTTATATCTACCGATTCGCTTGCTGACTCGATTGTGGGTTTACTTCCGCACAAAAGGTGGGAAGACGAACATCTGGTAATTACCGGCGGAGAGCCTTTGCTTGGATGGCAAAAAGCTTACCCCGATCTTCTAAATCACCCTTCAATGACACCGTTAAAAGAACTTACATTTGAAACAAACGGTACACAGGATTTGTCTAACGACTTTAGAAAGTATCTAAACGATAATTGGACAAAAAATAGAAAAGATCAATTAACATTTTCTGTGTCAGCTAAACTATCTGTATCGGGTGAGAAGAGAGAAGAAGCAATTAGACCAGAAATTGTAAGTATGTATGAGTGGTTTGGATATACTTACCTTAAGTTTGTAGTTGCTACAAAAGAGGATGTAGAAGAGGCAGAACAAGCCGTTAATGAATTTCGTAAAGATGATTTTAAAGGCCCGGTTTACATTATGCCAGTGGGGGGTGTTGAGTCGGTGTATGCTCTTAACAATAAAACAGTAGCATTATTAGCAATGGAAAAAGGGTGGAGATATTCTGACAGGCTTCAAGTTCCATTATTCAAAAATGAATGGGGTACCTAATGGAAAAGGTTTATACTTATAAAAATAATTTTTTTATTAATTTATTACTAGAAGCATATCCATACTTAAAAAAACGTGAAGCAGAAAATCCAGAACCTGCTCTTGTTGAAATAGTAAAAAAAATAGAAGATTTACAAAAATATGTTAACGGAGACGAAGATGAGTCTTAATAAAGGGAAGTGCGATGCAGAGCTTGGCTATAAAGTAGAAGAGTACCTTCGAGAGAAAGGTGTACATACTCCTGTTTTGGTAGATAGATTATTGGTTAAAGATGATTCTAAAGTTAAGAGGATTGAAAAGCATTTTGCTGCTATAATGGATATACTTGGGCTGGATAGGAACGATGACTCGTTAACTGAGACACCCAAGCGTGTAGCTAAAATGTACGTTAACGAAGTTTTCTGGGGACTAAAGCCAGAAAACTTTCCTAAATGTACAGTTATTGAAAATAAAATGCAGTATGATGAAATGGTAATAGAAAAAGATATTACTATGATGTCAAATTGTGAGCATCACTTCGTTACTATAGATGGAAAGGCTCACATTGCTTACATCCCTAAAGGTAAGGTCTTAGGTCTATCGAAGATGAATCGTATTGTAGAGTATTTTGCACGGCGACCTCAGGTTCAAGAACGAATCGCTGAACAGGTCTATCATGCTTTAAGTTTTATTCTTGACACAGAAGATGTTGCGGTAGTGATTGAGGGTGTTCATTATTGCGTTAAGTCAAGAGGGGCTGAGGATCACTCTTCCTTTACAATGACAGCAAAACTCGGAGGATGCTTTAAATCTGAGCCTGATTGTAGAGCAGAATTTATGTCTTTAATTAAAAAGTAAGGAGTATTCCCATGGAAGGGAAATATAAAACCTTTGGTGGTATTACCACTAAGAATGGTAAACTGTATTTGGTTGAGTTTACTAATAAAGAAACCGGTGAGCAGTTTTTAAAATTTGGTGTTACAAAAGAGTATGATATTCTAGATCGGTTTAGAGACGAAGAATACTATACGTGGAATATTAGACCACTAGCTTCCGCTTACGGTACCAAAGCTCAAGTAGAAGAGGCAGAGGAAAAGTTTCTTAAAAAGTACCCTAAGAATTTTTGGTTAAATGAAAAAATTCGAGGCGTGACGGAAGTAGTAAAACTTGATAGGCCAACTAGAAATCAAGCCATAAAAGAAGTACGTGAACTATCTGCTAAATGGAAAGAAATGAGAGTATTAAATGAAAATAAGTCATGAATCCCCTCTTGCTCTTTTAGAGCAATCTAGATCTTATAATGATTATGATTATGCTTTAGTTCATTTATTTGAAACTGAACCAACATACTATAGTTTTTTCGAACGGTCAGTAAAGCAAGGGCGACATGTCTTACTAGATAATTCTATATTTGAGTTAGGTAAAGCATTTGACTCAGAAAAATACATTGAGTGGATCTTAAAACTACATCCCACTGAGTTTATTATTCCTGATGTACTAGAAAGTACTTTAGGAACAATGGATAGTACTTTAGCATTTTTAGATGAATATAATTCGCAAATACCTAAAGATATAAAACGTATAGGGGTAGTGCAGGGTAAAAACTATAACGAACTTATTCAATGCTATCAGTACATGGATGAGGTAGTTAAGGTAGATAAAATTGCTATTTCATTTGACTATTCTCATTACCTTAATTTATGCCCCCATCCTAATAAATGGGTAGGGTATACGATGGGAAGAATACAAACACTTACTCATCTACTAAAGGACGGTATTATTAATAAAGAAAAACCACACCACTTGCTTGGCTGTGCGCTCCCGATAGAGTTTATGTTTTATCGTTATGGGTTTGACTGGATTGAAACGATTGATACTTCCAGCCCTATTGTCCATGGTCTTCTTGGGGTTAAGTATGAGTTTGGAGGATTGGTTAATAAGCAGTCAATTAAACTTGTAGACCTTATACACACGGTACCCAACTCTGATCAAATTAAAAATATTGAGTATAACCTTAAACTCTTTAGAACATTTGCTAACGGGTTAAAATGAACTGGATTGCTTTTTTTAGTCAGACGGGGTCAGAGATTGTAGAGCTTTCCAAAGCTCTAAAACGTAAACCTAATTTGATTGTTACAAATAATTTTGAAGAGAAAATTAAAT